TGCTTTTTTTACTTCATATCCTACTTTTTCGCAAGCTTGAATAAATCTCTTCTCAGATAAGTCTCCTTGTTGCTTTGAATATCTCCTTCTGCTATTCGTCACCATAGGTGTCAAATATTTGCTTCAGTTGATCAATGCGAGATTGTAAGCAAGAACCACAACTTGTTACCTGTACGTTTTTGTGAAAGACTCTGTTGAAGATTTTATTTATAACCTCTTGCTCTTCTGCCATTATTATATTTTTAGTCAGAACCACTTCAAGAAAATCATATTCTTCTTTGACTAAACACTCAGGCTGTCTGTATCTGAATATCTCGTTTAGCTTTTCCTTTCTCTTGTCACAACCACAATCAATTCCTGTGGCATCTACAAACGCATCAACTGCTGCTTTTATACCAGTTGCCTTTGTTATCTTCTCTATCGTATCTCCTAAACCTTTACTTCTTTGCTTTTTTGTAGATTTCGTAGCTTTTTTCTTGCCTTTGTTTGATTTTTTTTCTTCCATTGTCTAATGTATTCCAAATTGAACGCTCACTAATTTTTGTTTCTTCCGATAACTTTTTTATCGTCATGTCCGTATTATGATACAGTTTAAATAACTTCGTGTCGTACCAATGCCACGTTTCGACTTCTGCCCACAGGTCATCAATTAAGTTTCTATGAGCTTCTTCAAATTCATAATTCACATCTTCCATCTCTCCATCTAGCTCATTTAGCTCTTCAATCTGTAAAGCCACCAAATAAGATACTGATTTTTTTGATGAAAAAAATAAATTTCTTAATACAACAAACACAAAATAGGTGTTTACCTCTGTTTCGTTGTACATAATTCTTTCAGGGTTGTCAACATACTTATACATTCTCAAGTACATCTCTTGAACAAGGTCTTCTGCTTCATGTGTGTCTGTACCAAACGACCTAGCCATTTTAAGCCATTCCTCGTGTCGTTGTGATAGCAGCTCTAGTATCACCACACAATTTGTAAAATGAATAGTCCTAGTCCTATTTGTATTTCCTTTCTACTTCCTAATATCTCAAGGTCATCGTATTCGCTCTCACCCCCTGAGAAATCAAGATAATTGAGTCCAACCATAAAACCTAGAATGGGGATGAGGCGAATACTGTAATTCATAAGACCTTTCTTATATTTTCATACTTTACTTTGTATGTTGTTAAATCTTCTATTGTTTTTTCTTGGAGTCTTATTTTTTCTTTTAGTTCTTTTATTGATGACAAAAGTAAATCAATATTTAAATTTTCATCTTCATCAATATATTGATTTTTTACTTCTAAAGCCTTATCATATATTTTTTTGTAATCATCATACTTAATGTTTGATTCATGAGTTTTACAATAGTAAATAATTGACGAGTGATCCCTGTGTAAAACAGCACCAAGATCAATGACTCTTGAAATAGGTCTAAAAGCATTTGCAAAAGCTGCTCTTAGATATACGTTCTCTCTCTTTCGATCTAAACTGGTTACACCTTCAAAAAAAGAGTTCTTGGCTAGTATGAGTTTGTTTATGTCCATCGTATATCGTCTGTATCAAATTTAGCATTTATTTGTTTAAGTGAAAAATTCCATTTACCTCTGTGTGATTTTACCACAATAAATGACATTTCTTTAAATTTATCACAAGGTTGTAAAGGTTTACACTTACACTTACCGCAGTAATATGTTGATCGTGATATGACTGTAAAATGTTCACCAGTCTTTACAACTTTAAAAGTATCTTTAGGTTGTATGTTTCTAAATATTTTCCGCTGCATTGTCTAATGCCTTTTCGTAATTGCTTATTCTTTCTCTTAAATCTCTGTTTTCTAGTTTTAGTTTTGCTAGGTCTAGACTTCTCTCTTGAATTTTACTGTTTGCAGTCCTTTCATAATCCATAAAATATTCCAAACATCTCATCACATCAGTTAACTGAATTACTTGATTGATTATCTCGTTTTGAATTTCTAAATTTTTCTCTTGCATAGCGCAATCATTTAACCAAACCAAATGGTCACCAAACAAGATGAGCTTTTCTCTTATATGTAATTCGTTAAAGGAGCTGTCAAAAGGGAACATCTGTATCTGATTTTGAATTAGGTAAATTTATCAAAGTTTTTTGACCTACAAAATAACCAACATTTCCTTTCATTGATTGTATTCGTACTGGATTTTCTAAAGGAGTAGGTCTACCTCCTGATTCCATATCTTTTACTTTTCTTATGTGTATATCTGTATAAACCCAGTCAGTTTCGTGTTGCGTGTATCTATGAACACAGATTAATTCATCAGCTCTGTTTACAAATTTACCACCACCTTCTATGTCAGATGACATTGGAGGAATTGGATGGCCCTCATAAGGATGTCCTTTGTAATGTATTTTTCTCAACGCTTCTGTATTTGGATGACAACAAAGTATCAATGTAGCATTTAAATTCTTGCAAAACAATCTCATGTGAGATGTTGCCTCGTAATGATATTCGTGTGATGATATCTTTCCTAACTTCTTTTGATTTATAGTCATTGAGTTATATGGATCAATCATAGAGCCTTCAAATGGCCATTCGTCATATATGTCTTGCATTGTTTCCAACAAATCAAAAACATCATATAGTTTGTCAGGATCAATAAACTGGAAATGTCCTTGTATGTAATCATAATGCCTTGCAAACTCCGAGTCATCAATGTATTTTATCTGCTTACCACATAAAAATTCTAGTAGCTTTCTCTGTAATGTTTTTACATCGTTCTCTGAAGAGTAAATCAACCACTTTGTTCCGTTGTTCTGAGTGTGCATTAACATCAGATAGATCATTGTGTGAGTCTTTCCAACATTAGCATGACCTGTACATATTACAAAATTGCCTCGTTTAAATCTCAAATAGTCATCAATTTCAGCATGACCAAATTTTGATGATTCAGGAATCAAACCTTTTTTGGCTTTTTGGAGATAGTCGAATACCTCTCCACTTTTTGCAAGTGCAGGATGTGTTGGCATAGTAAATGTAAAGAAAAGAAAAAAACCCTACCGAAGTAGGGCTTTATTTAAAATGGTAAATTGTCGGCAGAACCTTCAGACTCGAAGTGGTCTTTGTAGGTGTTGACCTTGACTTCTCCAGTCAATACAGGAAGGTACTTATCAACAAAGTCAGAAATGTTTTTAATATCTAACTTGCTAGAAGCTACCAAATCAACTGCTCCTTTAAATACAACAGCTCTTGCAATCTGTTCAGACTTGTCATTACCTGATCCTGAACTATTAGAACCAGTATTTGAGTTTTGATATGGTGTTTGGTCTTTCTGTATCCTAATACCACCACCGCTTTTTTTCGTGTATTCTACTTCGTCTCCTACTTTGTAGTAAGGCGTTGTGGACTTAGCTAAAGCCTTTCCTCCACCGCCATCATCAAATTGAACATTTAAAATATGAAACTCTTTCCACATCTCTCCTGTATCAGCTATACTTATAATTTTTGCCATTGTGTTTTAATATTTAGTAAAAATGTAATTTAATTGTTGCTCATCCTCTTTGGATTTTTCATCATGCAACTTCTTTGGGTTTTTTAGATGCAACTTTTCAAGAAATGTATTACGCTTTCTTAGCGCAACAATTCTTGCCTGTTGGTATTCTATTAAGGCATCTTTGCCCTCGTGTGATAATGTCATTTGAATTAATTTTATGATTGAACACTACAATAGTAGTCATAAAATTTTTATGAAACAAATCCTCTGTAAAAAACTTTAGATGTATTTTTTTCAAGATTAGGATTGTACTCCATAGTTAACTTAGGAACAAACTCCTTTGTGTCATCAGGAATACCTCCCCAATCTTTAAAAGCATCTAACGCAAACTTAGCAACCATTATGCAGTTGTCTATGTCATACCTTAGATTCGTTTCTACCTTAACTGTAATTGATTTAAATGTGATTTTATCGTACTTGTTCAGTTGCTCAAGTATCTCCGCAGAAAACTTATCTTTTGCTTTCTTACGAACTATCCAATGCTTAGAAGCATAGAACATATTTAGTGAAGTTACCTTTCCAACTTCAATTTCTATAACCGCATGATTCGGCAAAGTGGGGATCAATTTTATTTATTTCAGATAATATTTCTTGCTCTTTCTTTTTAGCATCAATCCTTGCTTTGCTGTTGTTTGCACAGTTAGCAAATGTCAATGCAGCTTCTTTTAATAAGAAATCAATTTTTCTCCTCTTCGCTTTGTTCGTATAATATTGCCATTCCATCTTGTCTGTCTGTTTTAGTTGCTGAAGCGTGGTGACTCTTGAAGTATTCAAAGTGATTTTTATTTTTAGATTGTTGATGTTCCAGTTCTTTTTCCAAATGCGCTATTGCTTTTTGGATGTCTTGAGTCATTGGATTATTTGACTTATTTCCTGCTCTTAACAAGTAAGTAATCGCAGTTCCTAAATTATAGTTATTTTCTTGAAAATCTAGGACAACGTCAAACGCTTCAATTTTCTTATATTTTCCAACGTAGTATTTCGGAGTTTTCCTCATTTACTACAAAACTAGGTAATTCATCCCAATATAAAAAATACCATTCTTCTTTCATAAATAACTACTAACTACTAATTATTAACTAATTAACTAATAATAATAACTAATAATAACTAATATTAGTAATAATAATACTAACTAATTAGTAAAAAATATTAATTAATTTTTACACTACCAAATAAACTTAAAAAAAAAAGCAATAATATCTTAAAGGCATTTTTCTTTATTCTAAGGCATTTAATTTATGCCAACCATACAAACATACCATACGCATGGTAATATGCCATTAGAACGCTTTAAAATGGTCTTAAAAGACCTTTCCTACAACTTCCTTAACTATGACCAAAAGAAATAGTATTGAAATACCTAGTCCAGTATAAAATTCCCAACCTCGTCTTTTTTCTACTATTTTTTGGTTGACAATCTTTATTTTTTCTACTCTTACAGTATCTGTTGGGCATTCTGCATTAACAAAAACCCTTTCACCTTCTAGCCACTTTACTTCTACCTTTACCCTGTCTTGGTAAATTATTGTGTCCTTTTGGACTGTTAGCGTGTCGTGAAGAGTTCTTTCCTTTGTGATTACAACTGTGTCCTGTACAGTTACACTCTGCTGGGTATGTTGAGCAATACCGCACCCACTAACTACCACAAGAGTCACAATCATCAGGATTATCAATGTTGCAACTTGTGTTTCTAGTTTTATTTTCCAATTCATTTATAAAATCTTCAAAAGTTGAGGTATTTGGTTCTGCCATTTCGTTTTACTGCTTTTAAAATTTGATTTCTATTTTTACCATAATTGTAGGAAACATGAATCCATGCTGGCCCATCACTATCAAGTGACTCATTTTCGTCACCAAATTCCCAAATTAACTGGTCAAATATCAAATTTTCTTTAATCCAATGAAAAACTTTTGACCTATCTTTTTTAAAATAAATATCTGCTGCTGCGCCATTTAAGCAACAATGCTGAGAGGTTGACGAGCTTCCACCAATTGCAGCATTTAATTTTGGACTTCTATACCCTGAGTTAATTATTACAGGCCCAAACTCATTGCGTACAGGTTGCAATACCTTCTCACATAGCTCAACTAAAAATTCTATTTGAGCCTCATTAGGCGTGTTGTCAAGACCTATCGACTTTGCTGTGGCACTACGAGTCATCTCAGCTAAAGAAAAGTTCTTAGATAGCTTCATTTAGTTAGTATTTATTAATTACGCTTTGAATGTCTTGTGTTGATGTGTGTATTTGCATATCTAACCCTGCTGTCCACCGACTGACTTCTTTATTGTTTAAGAATAGAATTAACGTAGGTACATTTTTAATAGCCATCACTTTTCTTTGTTCAGGACTTGTTTCAATGCAAACCCTGTTTTTGCTTACTCCTGATAATAAATCAAAGCCTTTGTAAGCGTTTTTTAAATTAAAAGGAGCATTGTACTCTACAATCAACAAATTTTTATTTAAGTCTTTTTCTAAATCTTTATTTGTGGTCTGAAAAGTAAACCCAAATGAAATCAACAGAATAGACAGAAACTGTCTCATCTTGAAACTTTAATTTCATACAAGCGATCCTCA